TTCTGCTTCAACGTCGATACCGTGTTGTGACTGAGCATCTTGTGCAGCTTCGAATGTCCAACGAGCTTGTAGCTTGCGTGACTTAGCTTCGACAGCTTGACGTAGAATTTGTACTGAAATCTGACGACCACCGTTACCTTCTAGAACAGCAGTATTGTTACCTGTGTAGCCATAAGCTGTAGCGTCATTTGAAGGCTGGCGTGAATACGCTTGAGCGATTAAGAATGGGCTTAGAGCTTCTTGACCAGCTGTTACTGATGTTTGTGCTGCTGAATTGTCGATTAAATTCTGAGCATAACGAACACGAAGAGTATGAATCTGACCAACTGGTCCTGTCATTGGCTGAACGCCTACCAATTCGTTAGCGATAACGGTTGGCATAACACGACGGATTACTGGTAGAATAACGCGATTTAGAGTTGCGATATTACCAGCTGTAGTTGTACCGGCTGAACTTTCAGCTAGTAGTTGTTTTTTGGTGTTTTCTAAAATAACACCCATTGTTGAACGGCGAGTTCCTTTTAAGCCTTCTAACAGGGCCTCTTTGGTCTCTCCCCAACGGCTTTCTAATAGTACTTTTGACATTTTATGTTTCTCCTAAATATATGTCGTAAATTAAAGCCCTGCTAGGCGTTTGATATCTATGACGTTATCACGTCCTTCGACTTCAACTTCCTGTTTGGCAGCTTTATCCCCAGTTACTTCTACCACGCTCTCACTGATAATAGCTTTAGACTTCTTTTCAGCTCCTGTGTTTAGAACTGCTGGTAGATATTTGTCGAAAGTGGCTTTCAATTTTGTTGTTGGCACGCTTTCTAGTAAGTTCTTCATTACTGTTGCTTTTTCATCGTTTAATGAACCTAGCAATTCTGTCAATGTCTTTTCACGAACATTGCTTTCTTTGATAATGCGAACTTCACGTTCTTTTGTTTCAATCAGCTTTTGTGAATCTTTAGCTGACTTGATGGCTTCGGCTAGTTGACGATCTTTCTGCGCTAGCTGTTGCATTAGTTTGCGAGTTTCAGCTTTCTCACTCAAATGAGTAACTGAGAATTCACCTGCAAATGCTTCAAATAGACGACGACCAAAGTTGTTTTCTTTTGCCGTTTTAATATCTTCTTTCAACTGTCCTAACTCACCCTTTAGTTGACTTGTTACAGCAGTATTCAATCTTTTTGCACTTTCAGCTACGAAACGAGCTTTTAGTGCTTCTAATTGTTTACGACCTTCAGCAACTAACTTGACCTTAGCTTCAACAACTGCTTGTTTGTCTTGTGCGAATTCTTTAATTTCGCGGGCAAGAGCGTGAACAATAAATTGCTCTAGCTTTTGTTGACTTTCTTTTTGAATCTTACGGTCAGAGCGTAACTCTTTGATTTCTTCAGCTAGTTTAGTAACCATGAAATCATTGAACTTTGTTGCGCTTTCGCGTAATTTTACTTGTGCTTTCACACGGTCTTCGTTCATTGCTTGTCTTTCAACTTGAAATTCTTGAATCTCAGTTGTTAGACCTTCTGTAATCATTTTGTCAAGGGCTTCCACCATAACACTACGATCATGCTCATAGCGTTGTGCGAATTCTTCTCTTAATTCTGCGCGTACCTGTTCACGAGCTTCTACCAATTTAGATTCCCATGCTTCGCTGATAGCTTGGCTAGTTTCTTCATTGATGATTCCGCTTTCAAGTAGTGGCTTTATAGCATCAAACATGCTTTATTCCCCTTTGTTAATCTTGAGGTCCTTAATAAGACGAACCACTTCGTCTTTTAGGTATCTCTGTACTTTTCTGTCGCCTTGAGCGCCCTTGGCTATATCCAACATTTTATGACCATGACGCATATTCATCATGCCTTCATAAATTGCTTTTGGATAAGCATTTGGTGCGCTTGGCTGTGCGACGATATCCACAGTGACAATTTCAAAGTCACTTACTTTGCCATCCATATCGTTTACGTTTCCGCTACCACGACTAGATACGCCAAGTTTTACACCACTCTCCAACATGGTAGCGACTAACTGCCCCATTGGAGTTGGTAAAATCTTTAGTTTGCCGAATCCATTAGCACCGTCCATCCACATTTGAGTAATCATATGTGAAACGCGATCTAAATTGATTTTTAAATCATCTGGGTGATCTACTTCACCTAGAACTGAATAGCCTTCGCTAATTTGTTGATTTAATGTGCTAACCGCTGACTCAATTTCAGATACGGGGTAAATGCGCTCATTGGCATTTTTAACCCCGCCCTGAATGAAAATCCCCTTCATATAAAGAGATTTTTTGTCTCCATCTTCCTTGACAGATTCGACCACCATACTAGCGCGGTCGAATGTCAAGTGTTCTTTTAGATACAAAGCCATGGTCTAATAGAATTCTTATTTACGCTTATTACGGCGTGATTCAGCTACTGGGCTTTTGGTATTAGTACCAGCAGCTTGAGTTGTTGTTGGCTTAGGTGCAGCGGTTAAATCTTGTTTTCTTTGTGCTGGGGCGTTTTTCCAGTTATTAGCATCTTTAACTTGACTCTCGCCTTTTGAGTATGCGTTGCTTGGGCCTTTTGGACCTGTTGGCATTGATTCAGTAGAACCTGAGAACTTTACTGGGCGACTTGCCATTCCAGCTTGTCCTGAATTGTCAGCATATGTGCTTTTTGGTTGTGAACCATTGTCACCGCCAATCTTTGAGCCATATAGACCTTTCATTTGCTGAAGTTGAATAGCTTCCATCATTGCTTCTTCTTCGCCTTCATCATCGCCCATGTCTTCATCATCGCCCATGTCTTCATCATCGCCCATGTCGTCATCGACCATGTGCTCTTCCCCTTCTTCGCCGGCCATAATTTCTTCAAACTCAGCCATTAGCTGGTCTAGTTTATCTTCTAGATCAACTACACGGTCTTCTAGGTCTTCTTCATCATCACCTTCTTCATCATCGGAATCCATGTCGATGTCGATCATTTCATCTTCGCCGTCATCTGAGTCATCGAATTCTAAGTCTTCTTCATCTTCTTCATTCATACCTTCTTCTTCGGTGTTTAGTTCACGCATCATTTCAGAAACTGAACCAGCATATTGTTCACCACCACCCATATCCATCATGTTTTCATAGATTTCGCGTGATTTCTCAACTACGATGTCATGGAATAGTGCGCGGGCTTGTTCTTCATTCTCATTGATAATTAACTCAATAAGTTTTTCAAATTTTCTGTTATCCATTATAAATTTCTCCTAATAGAAATGGCTTTGTATGAGATATTTAGTGTGTAGTTTAAAAAACAACGCAATAAGTGCTATTTTTTAACTTTTATTGTGAAAACTACATTACAACCGGTAGTTTTTGTTGAATTTTATAGTGCAGGCATGGCGCCCTCGGCAGCTGCCGGTGCGCCATATTGTTGATGAATTTTTTTAAGATATTTTACTTTTTCATAATTACGAACGTCAGTCATCTTTCGTAGTTTACGAATTTGCTTAAGAGTTAATTTAGTCTTGCGGCTTTCTTTCCATTTTGGACTGCTGTGGTCAGAAGCCACATCTTGGTATCCGGGGATCGCAGTGTCGAACATTTCCATTAACTTCATTTGATTTTCCTATCTTGTATTTATCAAATAAAATTATATCGCGCCTGGTGGCGCCCCAACGGCGCCGGTAGCTTCAGGTGATCCTGGAGTTGGAGTATTCACAGGAGCAATAGTTTCAGGTGCTTCGCCCTCAGGTTGATCTGCTGCATCAGCTTCTTCACCAGTATCAATATCGCTTTGTATATCGCCTGAACTAATACCAATACTTCGTAGATCGTTACCTTTAGGTTCAACATCAACTTCTTTATTATTTTCTTCACGCCACATTTTTTCGTTTCTGTTGATTTCTTCTTCGGTTAATCCTAAGAATCTTTCCAACGCAAATCGCTTGCTTATGTAAGGATATTGTTCTATTGATGTAAATGTAGATACTCTAGCCGTATCCATTTCTGCTTGACGATAACTTGCAAAGTTTTGTGGTGGATTAAATTCTAGTGCGAATAATCCAGAATCAATGTTTAGACCCCGCCATCTTAAAAAGAGTTTAAACTCATCATCTAGCTTTCTGCATATATATCCTTGTAATCTTTCACAGTATTGATTGAATCTAAACTCTTGGATCATAGCAGTACCAACTCTACCATCACTAAGTGGAGTAGCATTATCGTCAGGACCTGTTGGTAAATATGAACTTGGCACTCGCAATCCACGAGCTAGTCTGTTATTAAAGTAACGTAGGTCATCAATTTCACCCAAATTCTGACCACCGGGTAACATTTCTACAGTACTTCCCCTACCATCTGCGGTTACTGGGAAGAAATAATCTTCATTCATACTCAATGGATTATATGTAGCATCAACTATCGCTTGTCCACCTTGTATGCTTGGAATTCTACGTTGATGTATTTCATTTTTAACCCGATCAACGAATGCCATGGCCATGTGACTGGGCATATTACCAACGTCAATCTTAAACATTCTACGCTCAGGTGCTCGCTGAACACGATAAATTAAGATTGCATCTTCTAGCAATTCTTTTTGTTTATAAACTTTAAAAACATTTTCTAAGATGGATTGACCAAAAGGCCAAAAACGATCTAGCCCTTCAGTTAAACTTAAATGAACTACATGCTTAGAATCAATAGCAGATTCGTTGAAGCCTAATGAAAATCTACTACCCGTAGTGTTATATGGCATA